AATTTTCATAGCTGCAGCTTCTTTCTTCGCAAACGCCTGAGCCGCTTCGGTTTCAACCTTAAACTTCTTCAGCATCTCAAACTCTTCCGGGTCAAACGCTTTGAACGCCGCAATCTTTTCGGGCGTGAATTCGGCATATTCGGCAAGTTTGGTTTTCAATTCGTTCCGCTCCGCTTCGGCTTTTTCCTTTGCGGATTTGAGCGCCTCGATATCCATTCCGTTCATTGCCATTATTTTGTCAATAACTTCTTTCGCGTTCTCCACGCCTTGCAATAGTGCTTCCAGTTCTGCTCTTTTCATAATACTCCTTTTTACGCTTTTTACGGGTAGCGTCCCGATAGGATTCTTATTTATCCGATTTTTACGAGTTCGGATTCTCGATTATATTAATTGTCGTACACCGACAGTTAATTGTGTTCCACGCGCTCCCAGCTTCGTCGCCAGGATACATCAGTTCTTCGCCGCCAACAATAAACGGCTTATCAATATCAACAATCTGTCCATCAGCATCTGCGTGTTCTGGTCTTGTCCGTCCGTCCTTTGTCGAAACCCATTGCTTTTTCATTTTGAAACCGAGCTTTGCTCCTTGCTCGCCTACGTCCTGCTTTGCGCTGTTCTCAACTCGTGTTGTTTCGGTTCGTGCAATTCTGATTGATTCAGATAACGTCTTATTCGTTATGTCTTTCATTCGCTTTGCAAGGTTCGGAATGCTTTCTCCTTGCATTATACCAGTTAACAAACTTCTTGTCAACTCCCGTTCAATATCGGCACGGGATAACAAAGTGTCAACCGCTAACTGCTTAAATGGTGTTACTTGCCCAGTCAACACAGACTTAACCGCAGACTTCCCAAGCGGAGGAAACACAACGTCTTTCGGAAACAGCTTTGTGGCCGCTTTGTAGTTAGTCGAATACACGTCTGCCATTCTGCCGTTTATTATCCGCACGGCTTCGGCGTTTGTATCTCGCAATATATCCGCCACCTGCGCTTCCAACGATTGCAAACGGTTGTATTTTCTGAACGCTTCGTACCGTTGCGCTGCGGTCATATCTGGCGTTGTGTTTATTTTCGACAATATCGCTTCGGACTTCTTTTTTATTTCCGCGTATGCTTGCGAATATAACCGTTGTAACTCACGCTCAAGTTTCGCAATCTCCGCGTCCGTCCACTTGTGCGCCGCAGCCGAATATTTATCCATTCGTTTCGCCCTCAGTCGGTTCAGTCGGTTCTGTAGGCTCTGTCGGCTCGATTACGCTAAATATACTTGCGTTTTCTTTTTCAATGCGCCTTAATTCTTCTTTAACATCACTGATATATCCCGCTTTTTTAATCAATTCAAGATATGTTTCACGTGAAACATCGGGACGGATTTTATTAGCGTTGTCTATCAGTTCCGTGTCATTGCCGATAAGCATTTCCGAGAAATCAATATCAAATTCGCCCGCTTTGCCAATATACTGCAAACGCTTGTTTATAATATCCGTTGCCGCTCGGTACGCTTCCCATTCGAAGTCGCTTATCCGCTGTCTTAACTTCAACGTCATGAGCTTAATTCCGATGTTCCTAATATCACCGCCCGCTGCGATTGCTTGAGTGTCGATTATGCCCGTCTCAAATACAAGCTCTTTTTTCATTAAATCAACAAACTTCGTGCGTGCTTCGGTAGGTATCTCAATTTGCTTTGTGTCTACGTCGTCACCGTCGCCCACTATTATTTTTTTAGAACGGTTTATGTTCGCAACGTAATCCTCAAACGCGGTCGAATCCATTCCGCTTGCGTTCTTAACAACCCAAAACAACTCCGAGAAGTCTTCAATGTTATTAGCGAATCCGCTGTTCACCGTGTCAATTATATCTATCTTAGCACGAACAGACGGTGTCATATCGGATTTATAGTCCGAATTGTTGCGGAATATAGTAATAGGCAAGTTCATAGACTCGCCAGTAATTGTGTTGTCAAATAAATCCGCAGTGCGTTTGAATTTATATGGTGTTAAAGGTTTCTCAACGTGGAATTTGCCACGCGTTGAATATACCGTCAAACCCTCTTGCGTGTATGTTTCGATAATCGTATAATACGATTGATATCGGTTGTTTTGATAACTCATTTCATAATTTGTCGGAATATCCCAAAACCTAATAAGCGAGATCAAGTCGCCTGTCATTTCGTCAAAATACGGTATGCAATTCTCGCTTTGAAATACCGTTAAATTACCCAAATAATCTTGATAAATATAACTAACGCCCTGCCCTGCCGCTCTCTGCCCGCCTGTCTTCATTGCGTATCCAAACTGCTTTAGAAACTTCTTGTCAAGTTCAATTCCGCTTACGGTGGGCGTTTCGTCAAGTAACGAATTAGTTTTCTGCGACACAATGTCTTTATAAACGCCGTACCCGATACGGTTGTTTGCAACATAATTATTTACAACAAATCCGCCTCCGAACTTTTTAGGGCATCCGTTACCATCAAGAATAGGCTGGCCGTTGCAGTCCAATATAACTTTCGGGTCGCTCCAATAATACCGTCTCAATTCGGCAATGGTTACATTGTCGCCGTTAAAATAACGCCAATCGTCACGCTGACTTATGTGCGTGTTAGACAATTTCCAGTTTTCGCAAATACTGGGTAACAATTCAGGATTGTTCGGATATTCAAAAATATATGGCATTATTATACCTCGCTTGTAATATTAGCATATAGCTCATGTTTTGTCAACAACTTAAAATCCCGTATAACCTTGCGGTTTTCTTAGTCGCTCGATTCCGTACCGCAACGCCGCCATGTGGTCGTCGAAGAAATCCACGGGCTCATCAAGATATACGTTCTCTTTTGCGTCGTGCTTCCAACGATACTGCTGGATTTCTTTAATCGTATTAACGCATGACGGGTGTATGTATATGCGGCGGTTTACTACGGTGTTCTTTGATACGATACCTTTCAGCCATTCGATTTGACCTTTTATGCTGTTCTTTTCCTTAGAGACAGGCTTAGCGTTATACCCTGCCGTCCGCCACATTTTGATACGGTCGGGTTCAGCCGAATCGCACCACATTTCAATGTTTTTCTTCCAACCGTCCATGTTAGCGTCGCGGATTATCTCGTTCGTGTCAACTCCGGTCCGGGTCATTTCTCGGCAAACATACACATTCCCGTCTTTGAAACCCAAATCCAGTATAACATTCGCGTGGTTAAATCCAAAATCCTGTCCGTATGTCCGCGTGTTAAACAAATTCGTGTCAAACTCCCTAACTTCCCAATTGTTAAATATAATGCCGCCCAACTGCCCCCACTGTCCAGCTCCGTAAATTCGGTATCCCTCGGGGTCACGGATACGGCGTTCCTCCATTCTGTCCGAATATGCCGTGTCAATAAACCGATTATCTTTGTATGTCGATTCGCAAATAAACGCGTTTTTGTCGGGCATATCAAAAAACCGCTTTTTAATCCACGATGGCACGGGGTTAAACGATAAGTCAATTTGATAAAACAATCCGTCACGCAGGATGCCCGCGCAAACGGTCGTCCAATATCTCAAAATCGTTCTCGGTTATCTCGGTAGCTTCTTCAATCCATATATCCGTTAGGTTGCCTTTCTCGAATGTTACCGATTTAATTTTTTCTATGTCGTCTTGATTATAGCAACCGCGGAATAATACCTCCGCGCCAGTCACAAGGCACTTCGCATACAGCGACGAACTCCGCCCGTCAGGGAATTGCCAAACGCGGTCAACCATATCGCCGAAGATTCTCCGCGCCGCTTTCTTCAATTCCGCAAAAGTACTATCACGATTGGACGCGTTAACCTTTCGCACGCATAATAAATTGCAGCCTTTGAAACGCGGGTCGGATAACTTCTTGATTTTGTCAATAGAAATATCGGTTGACTTGCCCGAGCCCGCGCCGCCTTTCCAAACTCGATAACGCGCAGTTGAACGTGAAATATCACGGAATACTTTATTCCGCGGTATAACCACATTCTCAATTCGATAATTAGTTATCATCGTCACCATAATCATCTTGTACGACAATTTGAACAGGCTGAATCAAATCGAGTTTGTCAGCTTCTTTCTGTCCGAGTGTGTCGCGAATAAACGTTGCTGCATACGGGTCGCCATTTTGAGCGCGCTTCATAACGCCTAAAACCATTAACGATTGCTGCGTCATATCCTCGGTCGTTAATCCGATGCGTTTCAATCCGTCCCTAACGCGTTTATCCTTAACTGGCAACTCTAAAATTGTCGCAATAGTTTCTTTTATTAGTTTCTTTCTGCGTCTTGCAACCCCCGAAGCCTTGCCACCCATTGACTGGATTTTGCGCGCTTCCTCAATTGGTCTTGAGTTGATGGGAATCCCAACGTGTTTTTTTCCTTTGTTATTATCTCCGCTAGGCATTATAAATTCACCTCCTTTAATATAAGCCCCATTCGGCAAACTTTTCAAAACCGCCAATAGCACTTATATATTCACGTGCAATTTCTACTATTTCGGAATATTCCTTTCCGTCAATACTGTCATCGCCTATTGCGCAACATAACTCAACGGGTTTACCTGTTTTTTGAGCTTTCAAAAACGCGTAAATATTTACGCTCACATCCGCCTTTGACAAGTCCTTACCGTGCAAACCGCCGCCTGTAACGCTGTCTGCCATATCGCTGCCAAGCTTTCTGTTCGTGCAGCCAGTATCAACATTATAACCGCCCGTCCAATCGCCTAGCGGGTTAATCTCTGCGTTAGGATAATCTGCTTTAAGGTCTGCAGTCTTTGCATTGCTTTGACAGATTATGAGCCTATCACCGTCAAGTATATACTTTCCGTCATAGGGGTATTTAGCGTATATATCCCTTGCAATCTCGCTTATTTGTTTCTGCTCGCCCGTGAGCGGTACGCCCCTAAATATCCCGTTATCTCCGCACCTCACTTCGTCCTGCTGGTTTCTCGCTAAATGCGCGTCCTGAGCAACTTGCACACAATCGACATTAACATTACCCGCAATACGCAATACGGCAGACTTTATTTTTTCTATCGGCAATAATATTGACGTTTCGATAATTATATGGCAAACGCCATGCCCAATCAATACCTCAACGGCTATTTTCGGGCTGTCCTCTTGCTTATAAGCCAAATCAACTATTGCTCCTGCTATCCTGTCTGCTATTTTGTCTGGGTGTTTTGGGTTTACTTTTTCTATCATTTTATATTCTCCTCATATTGTTTTAACGATAAATTATCGCTTATTATTTTAATGCTTTTTACACTCTTAAAGCCTAACGCTAATATAAAAGCTAATTCCATATCGAATACACAAGGCTCTGCTATATCTGTTTCTGTTACAAAGTCGCAAGAGGTGTAGCATTTTGTACCGTTATCGCTTAATCTATATGTTGTTTCTTTGTATTCTGCATTCGGGTGGTATAACTCTACATTGGATATGGTAACTTCTTCGCCAATACTTATTGTGTTACTACCTGCATATCCAAAATTTAACAATCTTGTTTTTTTGTTTAGGTTTTTTAATTTGTTTATTACATTTATAGCACCTACACCAGTCTTTATAAT